CCTAACGGCAGCCGATGCAATAAATGACATGATCCCGATTGTGGACGTGTCGGATACTCCACCAGCCTCGGGGAATACCAAACGCATCAGCATCAACAACATCCTCTCATCCTCTCCAACCGCGAGTGGAGCATTGACCGTCACCGGACTCGTTACCGCTGGCTCCGCCACCATCACCGGCGCGGCTACGGTGGGGACGACGCTGGGTGTGACTGGTGTTTCGACGTTTGCTGCTGGCACCGCGCTGCTTCCCGCTCTCACAACGACCGGAGACACCAACACCGGAATCTACTATCCTGCGGCAGATACGTTTGCTGTCAGCACAGGTGGGACTGAGCGTTTGCGTGTAAACTCTGTTGGCCAAGTTGGAATCGCAATTACGCCGACAAACGCATATTCTAGTTCTCGCGCTTTACAAATTGGTCAAGGTGGTTTGATCGAGGGTAGAACAGGTGATTACACGACGTTTTCGCTGGCAACAAACGCATATTTGAGTTCCGCCGGAGATTGGACTTATAGTAGCAATGCAAGGGCGAATTTGTACGCTCAATCAAATGGTGCGTTTACTTGGGCCAGTGTGGCGGCTGGAACCGGAGTTGCCACCTTCACTCCTGCAATGACCCTCGATGCGAGTGGTAATTTGCTAGTGGGGACGACGACAAACACTGATGTATTTAAGACAAACATTCAGTTCAGTGGAACTGGGACAAATGGTCTTATTGTAAAGAATCTGGCTTCGACCGGTGGCCCAGCACTTCTCTACTTGCATGATAGCGCACAGACTCTAAATAACACTGGAGCATCCGCTTATTACGAAGATTCAACCGCGTTACGCTGGAAGTTTTTCAAGAACGGTGGATTGTCCAACTATCAAGCAAACGACACTAACCTATCGGATATCCGAGTTAAGACTGATATCAAGCCGCTAACTTCCTACTGGAACAAGATCAAAGCGTTGGAGTTGGTGACGTTCAAGTACAATGACCAGACCCACAGCGACGACAACATTGGATTGATTGCTCAACAGGTTGAGTCTGTTGCTCCTGAGCTAATCGACGTTGATGGATTTGGTGAAACTCCCGCCGATGGTGTTCCGCTCAAAACCATCTACACCACCGACCTGTATCACGCCGCCATTAAAGCGTTGCAGGAAGCCATGACCCGCATTGAAGTCCTAGAATCCAAACTCGCCTAATTTATGACCATCCTCTGGATCATCGAACGCCTTCTCGTTAAGCCTACCGAAGGCTCACTCACCGATGTCGTAATCACCGCCGATTGGCGATGCAACGGCACTCAGGATCAATACAACGGCACCTGCTACGGCTCCTGCTCGTTCGCTCCGCCGTCCGGTGACTTCACGCCTTACCCCGACCTGACGCAGGAACAGGTGCTTGGTTGGTGCTACGAGAACGGTGTCGATAAGACCGCTATCGAAGCGAACGTCTCGTTGCAAATCGAGAATCAGATCAATCCGCCGGTGGTGACGCTGCCGTTGCCGTGGGTGCCGGTGCCGCCTCCGGTTAAGGTTGCGGAGCCTGTTGTTATCGCTGACGCTCCCGTCGTATGATCAAGATAGAACTCACTCAGGAGCAGGCCAACAGCCTCCTCCAACTCATCGACATTGCCATCAAAGCCGGTGGCTATCAGAACGCTAAAGTAGGCGTTCCTTTGGCAGACATCATCCTCGACGCAGCAAAGCCTAAATCCGAGTAATGGAACCAACGAACAGCAGCACCAGCCCTGGACTCAGCCTAGCAGCAGCGGCAGGTGCCACCGCTGTTTCGTTTATTCCGACGCTCACCGACTACGTTAGGCTTATCACCGCTGTGGTTGGTCTCTTGTGCGCGTTATACGGAGCCTACAGGCTGTTCAAATCCAAATGAAAAACACGAAAACAACTCTCGCTGGTGTCGGTGCTATCCTTGTCGCTGTTGGTGGTGCCCTCAAGGCCCTGTTCGACGGTGACCCGACAACCAACCTCGACCTGACTACCACTATCGCCGCGGTCACCGCTGGTATCGGCCTGATCTGGGCCAAGGATGCCAAGGAAGTTACCGAGCCGAAGCCGTGAATTGGATCTACCAGATCCTTCGGGCAATCCTCGACTTCCTACGAGCAACACCACCTACCGATGTGCAACATGGCAAAGCTCCCGAGGCCCTCAAGAGCGATCTGGATGGCCGCATTGCTGACCTGCCTGGGTTGCCAGATGACCAGGGTGGTCCTGGTGCCAAGCGGTGATCCGGTGATGCTGGCCAAGCCTACAACGGCCAGCGTCTATGCTTTCGATGCCGACAAGAAGCTGGTCGGGCCATCCCGGGTAACCCTCCCGGCCGGCTGGTACGTCCTACCCAAGAAATAAAACTATGGCCCAGCAAACGATCAACATCGGCACCATCGCCAACGACAACACCGGGGACACCCTCCGCGGCGCCGGCGAGAAGATAAACGACAACTTTACCGAGCTGTATGCCGCCCTGCCGTTGGTTACGCCGACGACCTGGGTGCCGACTCTCATCGACTCCGGCGGTGGCCGCACCTTCGCCATCACGACCAACACCGCCCGACACACCACCATCGGATGCGTGACCACATTTACTGTGGACGTCACCGTCAACTCGGTGACCGGATCCGCCACAGGCAACCTCCGGCTGTCGCTGCCTGATGCCGTGACCTACGAGGCCGCCGCCGCGGTGTGGCTGACCAATGCCACCAACCAGGCCAAGACTGCAATCATCGCCAGGCTAATCGCCGGCACCAGCTACCTCGAGCTGTCGCACTTCGAGACCGGAGCAGCCACTAGCCTGGCCGACCATCTCCAGGCCACCAGCCGGCTAATAGTCTCTGGCACTTACTTTACCGCCTGATGACCACCATCGGATCCAGTCTCCAGCAGGGCATGGCGGTGCTCCAGCAGATGCTAGGGGCGCCGATGTTCATCTGGGAAGGGACGTCGATCCGATGCATCCCGGCAGCGGTCAACGATGCCAACGTGCCCATCTCCGGTGGGTTCCAGGACAACGTGACATCGAGGATCCTGGTCATGTTCAGCGACTGGAAGACCTGTGACAGCACGCTGGTCTCAATGGATTCGACACTCTACACGCTCGACCAGGGCACGACCTTTTCCCGGCTGCTTAAGGAAGACGGCCTGTTTATCCTCCAGGAGAACAGCGACCGCATCGCCCTGACCTTCTGCAAGCCTCGGCCGGTGGTCGGCAGGACTCTGGTCTACCAGGGACGCACCCTTCGCATCCTGTCCTGCCGTGTGGATGCCTCCGGCGCCTACTACAACCTCGAGCTGGGGGCAAAGACCAAGTGAGGCCTGTCGTTAACATGACGGTCGACTCGAGCAAGTTCGATGCTGCCATGAAGCAGTATCTGCTGACGACCTCCCGAGATCTGCACAAGGCCATCAACAGCCGGTTCTTCTATTTGATGGTGAGACTGTTCGTTTTGGTGCCGCCCAAGAGCCCAGGACAGGAGCGCCGCAGGATCGCCGACTACCTGGGCACGCCCGTAGGTGACATCAACCGCAAGTCTAAGAAGACCGGCAAGCGGATCGGTAAATCCCGCATCCTTCGCCGGGTGCACCTCATCGCTCAGTCGAAGGAAGCCAAGGGCGGTCGCCGCGGCCTCTATGGCGAAGAGATGAAGGCAGCAGCCTCGGCTCTGATGCGGAAGGCCATCGGGTCGGTCGGCTACCTTCGATCCGGTGTCGTGAAGATGATCCGAGTCTACAACAAGGGATTCAGCCAGTTCCAAAGCCCAAAGTGGAAGCCGCTATCTAAGCCCCCGGGCTACAAGGCACCCAAGCAGACCAACGGCGCCCTCATCTCACTGGCCAACCAGTACGGCCTCCCCCAGGAGAACGTCGCCACACACAAGGGCACCAAGGCCCGAGGGATCCAGGCTGTCCCAGGATTCAACCCGACAGCCTCGGTGGTGATGACCGCCGGTGTGGCCGACAACCAATACAACCGGGTATCTCAAATTTACGACCAGGCCATGCAGAAGGCCATGGACGACGAGACGACCGAGATGATCAACCACATGACCGAGGCCCTCCTAGCCAACGGTAAGGTTCTGGAAGACAACGGAATCTCAATCAAATGAACGCCGTAGCCCTAAGAGCAGAGCTTGCAGTCGCCGACTACCTGGCGGCAGCCAACTGGTCGGCCTCCGGCGCCGGCACCCCCACCTGCCTGACGTCCTACAGCCGCGGCCTCTACGACGACCCCGACGACCAGGACGTCATGCCCAACTTCCCGCGCCTGGTAGTCTCGACCAACTCGGCCAGGCCAATGCAGCGCACCGACCTGACCTGCGAGGTCGAGATCGCTGTCGAGTTGCAGCTATCGGCCGACGACACCGACGAGGCCGCTGTGCTGACCACCGTCCAGGTGCTCGACAACCTGATCCTGCCGCTCTTCGACGACACCGGGGCCTCGGCCTTGGATGCACCATCAAACGACGCCAGTGGCCCGTTTACGGCGCAATTCGCCGCCCCTCTGGACTTTGGTGCATCCTCAATCTCTAATCGGTCCAGGACGTTCACCAGGACATTCACCCTCTACTGCTCGGCAACCATCTAACCACCCACACGAATGGCTAATTCACAAGGACTCGCATACCAGTTTGGTTCACCAGCTTCGGTGACCATGTTCGACACAGACAACACAACCGCTGTATTTACGGCCCTGACGTCGATTGAGAGTTACGACCTGACTCACGAATCCGACACCGAGGAGATTCGCAACAGCGGTGGAGAAGTGGTGGGTCACATCGGCTACAACGAACGAGTGACCCTGAACCTGAACCTGATTCCCTCGGGCGCCAATGCAGCCGCCGCCCTGGCCTTCTGTTCACTGGCTCCGGTCAACGGAACGGTTTCAATCACCGGCGCTCCAGTGATTAAGATGATGGGTGTAGCCGACGTGCTAAACAGCGGCCGGTTCATCTATGCCGGAGGTGGTTCGGTCAAAATGACCCAGAGCGGCAAGGCTATGGTCTCGATCACCGTGAAGAGATTCAAGAACCTCACCACCGCTGCCGCTGTCGCCCTGAACGTGTGAGCAGCCTGGCCGCCATCCTAAGCGCAACAGCCAAGCCCTGCCCTATGGTGATTGGGCTCCGCATGGTGCCCTTTACTGTCGGCCATGCCATCCTGCTGCATCGCCTCGGATCGCCCTTCGTCACCGGAGGCCGGGCCAGTGCAAACGACCTGGTCGAGGCTGTTGTCGTGTGCAGCCAATCCGCCGAGGAGTCGATCAAGACCATGGCCTCGGTGTTCCGATGGGTGCCGCTCCGGCTGATGCGTAAGAAGGTCAGCAAGTCTGACCTGGTCAAGGAATGCCAAATCCTCCAGGAGTGGATCGGCGACAAATCCGACTGCCCCGAGGTTCTGAGGCAGCCCGGTGCAGGATCCAGGGAGGCAGCTATGCCCTGGCCCGAAAGACTGGTGGTCGGCCTGATCGACATTGGATTCACCGAGGAGACGGTTCTAAATATGCCGGTGAGCGATGCCGAAAGGTTCTTCCTGACCAATGCAGAAATGCACGGTCAGGTCGAGCTGTGGAACGACAAGAACGATGCCCTCTGGCGCCTGGGTCAAGAACGGGAGACAGTAAGGAACTAACAAATGGCCATTTTCTCACTCATCGCAAAGCTCGGCCTGGACGGTTCGGCCTACGAAAGCGGCTTGAAAAAGGCTTCGAGCACGACCGACAAGTTCCGGCAATCGGTAGGATCTCAGCTCGGTGCGGCGCTATCTGTTGCTGCCATCGGCGCCTTTGTCTCCAAGGTGATTCAGACAGTCGACGCCATCGGCGACCTGTCCGAGCAACTCAACATCAGTACCGACGACGTCCAGCGCCTCCAGGTGCTGGCAGGCCAAACGGGTGTTTCCTTCGAGGCTATGGCTAAGTCTATCACAGCGGTCAGCCAGGAGCGCCTCAAGGCTATTGAGGAAGGAGGCAAAGCCCGGGAATACTTCAAGACACTAGGATTTTCAGTCGCTGAACTTAACGATGCGAGCATCTCTAACATTGACCTGATATCGAGAATGGGTCAGGCGCACAAGGATGCAGGCAGCAGCGCCCAGACACAGGCAGCCATGATAGCCATCCTAGGCGAGAAAGCCTTCAAGGCAGCCGGAGCAATGGCTAAGATAAAAGAGATGGGGCCAATCGACGTAATTTCTAAAGAACAAATTGATCAGGTTGGAAAATTAGCAGACCGCATGGATGAGATACAAAGACGTGGTACTGTTGCCGCAACACCTTTAGTCACATACCTTGGAGATCAACTTGAAAGCGATTTTAAAGAAATTATAAATACACAAGAGGCTTCCAACGAGCTTTTTACAAAGTATAGAAAAAATAATGAACTTTATAGAACTGGCTTTGGAGGAGCGCTAAGGCCATCTGAAGGTGTTGGTGGAGGTTTAGATGCATCGACAATGCCGCGCGGAACCATCGGCACGATAGACAGCAGGGCAAAACGCGAGACCTCAATGTTCTCGACACCAGCGCCTCCTGGATGGGCAAACACCCTAATGGGGCAAATCAAGATCCAGACCAACGAGACCCGTGCGATCCGAGTAAACACCGGCAGAACAGCTCAGGCTGTCGAATAACATGGCAACACTCCAAGGCTCACC